GCCATCAGCGCCGTCTTTCCCCGCCACTGGTTGCGGGAGTTCGGCAAGCAGGGCTTTCAGACGCGCAATTTCGTCTTTAAGCGGCTGCACGGCCTTGATGATCGCGTCGCCCATGGCTTGGCCGAACAGTTCAGGGTCAAACGACATAGGTAGGCTCCAGGGCTTTCTTCATTGCGGCGATAGCCTTGTGGGTACCTGCAAAGGCGCGCAATTCTTCCAAATCAGTATCCGGCTCGGGCGCAGGAGCGGGCGTAGCCGCGGGCTGCATGGCGGGATCCCACTCTTTACGATCAGCCAGCATGCCCAGCGGGTAATCCTGGTTCTGCCCCCACAGGGTGTCCCCGCCAGCAGTAGGAGCCAGGTTGAACGGCCGGCGCCCTTCGTCAGGAGTCTTGATCATTCCGCCTACCAGCTTCGTGTTGATCTCCGCCTTCTTCGCCTCGTCCATACGCAAAAGCGGCTCCGTATCCAGCTCGATGCCAAGTGGCCGGATAACCTTAAGACCATCGTCGAGCAGGTCTTCAATATGCTGAATGGGAGCCTGCAACGCATCGCTGTAGTACATGAGGTTCACGCCGTCGACGCCCAGACCGGATGGAATGGTCCCGATCCCGACCTTGAACGGGGGAATCCCGAACGGCTGGCATATCTGCTCATCGCTGTAGCGCATCTGCTCGATCATCTGGGCGTCGATGCTCTTCATGGCAAACGGCGTGAACTTCATATCCGCGCCGATAATTGCCACCTTCCCGGACTTTCCCTCTGAAAATTCCGTATTCCAATAGCTCTGGACCGCCTTTGCATCGTCTTCTGACATGCCAGCCGGGGCCGTAAGAAGACCACCAGGCTGAGCGTTGTTCGCAAAGAACTCCGTTGCCGAGCGCATGATCTTCATGTTCTTCAGCGCAGGCCAGTGCGCTGCGGCCAAGGGCGGGACACCGATAAGAGGATGGTGAACCGTCATGCAGCGGTCGTGAATGATCTCGCTGGCTGGAACGATCAGATTTTCAGCCGGGTAGCCGTCGGGCAAGCTGTTCAGCTTGTCGGTCTGCAGTTGGTAGTAGACAGAACCCGAATCGGACACCATCGGCATCACGCGTTCAGGATCCAGCACGTACAGTTCCGTAACTACCCCGCGACCATCCCGGCGCTTCAGGATGTAGGCATTTCCTTGGGTCAGCTTGGTGATAATCCAGTATTCGCGGAACTGGGCCGGCGTCTGAAAGCCGTTTGGCTTGCGCAGTACCGGGTCGTAAGTCGAGTTGCTCACTTCGGTCCACACGCCATTAGCATCTCGGCTTCGCAGCGAAAAGGGTAGCTTCCCGATGTCCGACGAGATGCGATAGATGCACGCATACAGCGTCGGATAGGTGATCAGATCTCCTCGCCTCTCCTCAATGTTGCGCTGCCATGCGCCCGTGAATGGCTCCAGAATGCGCATCCATCCATGCCGCACGTGATTTACGGCCTCAAGGCTTTTCTTGCGCGTGATAGAGAGCCCGAAAACTTTCACTCGGCAGCCCCACGCAGCGCTGCACGCACCTTAACGGCGCCTGCCTTGTGATGCACCTTGACACCTCGGTCGTGCGCCAAAGCGTGCAACTCGGCAAGGTCCATGGCATCTAGATCAGGTGTTGCGACCTCGCCGGACGCAGGGGTTCCGACGAGAGGCGTCGGTATCGTTGGCTGCGATGGAGGAGCAGCCGTCATATCGCGCGTCATGTACGTACCACGGCCGACCTTCTTCAGAATTTCGGCATATCGACGGGGCATCACCTGTTCGCGCCCGCCTTTGTGGATAAATGTGACCTTGGACATGGATTCTCCTGTCTTCTTGCAGAAGGGGCCTCCGAAGGGAGGCCTCTTGAGCCAGCGGACTGGTTATGCGCCCCAGCTAACGCCCGACAGATAAGCAACTGCCTGCGGGCGGCGCTTCTGCCAGCGCACATACCGTTCTGCGCGGATAGCGAGTTGGTTGGTTTGGAACATGGAAACCAACTGCGCCGCGGTAGGCGTTGCCGTTGCAGCGGCGTCATCCAGGAAGATGGTTGCCTCGCGCGAGATGTCGATATTCACCTGACCATCGTCTGCGAGGTAGATCTCGCTAGCGAATGCCAGGATGAACAGCGAACCACTCGAGTCAGCCGGCACATAGTTGGAGATGATGACGGGAACGCCATCAATCGAACCAGAGCCGTTGACGCGCACGTCGGGAAACTCGCGTGCACCAAGCGGATTACGCATCAGCGACAGAGCGCGGGCGGTCTTGGAGTCGGTGATGTACACCGCCGTACCCGTGGGAAGGTTGGTCGCATCAGCCGTTGCCCACAGTGCGGCGATGTCGGCCCGAACGCCGTCCGCGTCGGTACCCGACGAAGGGATTGGCGTCACGCCGTTCGTCACCGATGCAGGCGACTCACCAGCGCCCGTACCTGCGGCCTTCGCGGGGTCCACGAAGTCCACGTCCATACGCTCAATCACCGCTTCCGAAAGGTCATCGCGGGTCAGCTGCACAATGGCGGGGTCGCTGAATCGCTCCAGTTCTTCCGTCACAACAGAGATCGCCGCGATCTTCGCCCACTTAAGCTCGGCAGCGGCGTAGCCAGCGGCAGTAACCGGCTTGCGGTAGCCTTCACCGACCCACTGAGCCGTGCCTGCCGTGGTCTTGCCGGGGATGCGCACGTTGAACGGCACACGGCGCAGGCCCGGGATGCCACCGACGCCGAATTGACCGACGATGGTGCGCGGGCGCAGGAACTCCAGGAACTCGCTGGTGAGGTTCTGGTAGTCCACCAGAGCACCGGCCCAGGTTGGGCTGGTGGTGTTGCCGGCGGCCACAGCTGCCTTCATGACGTTCTGCAAGCGAACGTCGTTGCCGAACTTGTTCTCGGCGAACGACTTGGCGCTGTTGACATCGCCCTTGGCGGCGAACATAGATAGGGCGAAGCGAGCGAAGCCCAGACCGGGCTCATCGTTCTTGACGGTCTTCACCACCGCAGGGGCACCACGGCTTCCACCGAGCGCAATCTTTCCCGACTTCTCTTCCGGTTCGATGGCCTTGGCACTTGCTTTGTCTGCAGCCTCGACATCCGCCATGCGCGAGAAGCGCGCAATGTCGTCGTCCAGCCGCTTGATCTCGCCACCCAGGGTGTCGAATTGTTCCGCTTCGCCCGTATCCATGGAACGACCTTCTTCCATCGACTTGCGCGAAACCGCCTCTTGTTCTGCCGACTTGGCAGAACGGGTCGCCTTTAGATCGGCAACGTGTTCAGCAAACGTCTTCATGACGTCTCCTTTCAGAAATAATGAAAAAGCCGCCTCTAGGGCGGTTCAGATGTCAGGTAGCCGCCTCGCGCGCGGCTCGTTAAGGCTGATCACTGCGGCCTGCGTGCAACGGCAGGCGGCCGATCAAAAGTCAGGCGCGGACCAGTCGGACGGCGCCGTTAAGATTCTTTTGCTGCTCGATACTCTTGATTAGCGGTACCGATTGAAGTTGGGCGGCCCTAGCGTCCAGCGACCGAATCTGTTGAAGGACTTCGCCGGGCAGCATGCCGCCTTCTGGCAGCGACTTGTACGCGTGCACCAAGGCATCCGGATTGGCGGGCACTCCTACGAGAGATAGTTCCAGCATCTCCCACTTGAGATAGCGCAGGCCGCCAGTCTGAAGCATCTCCACAGCGTCATCCAGAGGGTTGAAACCGATGCTGACCGCTTGCAGCAGGCGGTACTTCACGGAATGCCATGCTTCATTCACTCGGTCGCGCACCGTGCCCTCTTCCTTCACGTCGGGAATCGAAGCCTCGAACGGCACGCCCGTTTTGGTGGGGCGGCCAAATTCGACATGCCCCACCGGCTTGTCGTGCTTGTGGTACAGGAAGAGATTTACGGGGCCGCGTTGCGTCATCCCCATCGGCTCGACTACATCACGCACGCGGTCGGGCGTCGGAGTCGTTGCAGTTCCAGTCAGGATGCGTCGCTCATCGTTGACCGCCTTGACCTCGAAAAAGCTGTATGCCCTCATTTCTGCCTCGCTTCCATCTTGGCGAGCATGGCTTGAGCCTTCTCGCACATTTTTGTCATGCCGCGCCGACATAGCCACGCGACCAGCTTCCGTTGACGGTTGATGCAGCCTTGGCACATGTCAGCCTGCCGTTGCCAGAATGAGTTTGCGCGTCGGCGCCTGCTCTTGAGGCATCGCCGCCACCGCCATTGCCAGCGAAACCATGCCGTCAATCCGGCCTGACGATTTCGCCTTCGTAAACTTTCGGTTTCCGGCCGGATCCTGGACGACTGCAGCGTTCATCGCGCACATCGT